TTCAAGACGTGTGAAGATATATCTTGGTGAAGACGCATCTTGACCACCCTTAATTCTTGAACCAAATTGACCTGATGGAAATAGCAAGTTAATATTATTTGAACCTACAAAGTTTTGGGCCATTCCTACAATCGCTTTATTCAAGCTTTCTTCACCGTGATGATATGCTGAATTCTCAGAAACATATGCTGAAAATTGTGCGACTTTTATTTCACTAGATAATCGTCTTTTAAACGCACAATACAAAATCTTTCTCAAACTTGTTTTTAGACCATCCATCAAGTTAGGAATACTACGGTCACAATCATATTTTGAGAAATGAATTAATTCCTTGTTAATAAACTCTTCATAAGGAATCATTTTCTTACTTGTATCAGCAAAGCTATTTCTATCATACACATTTTCTAACCATGTTTTTCTATCATCAGCTCGCTTCTTATTAAATACCATATCAATTGCATCGTCACTTGTTGCTCCGGTATGTTCAAAACCAACAAATTTCTTCTCTTCAAAATACTCTCTAAATTCTGTTTTTGTTGAAGTACCAAGACCCTTATAATATTTTATCGTCCATCCCTTTGTTTCGCTGTTGGTTTTCCATTGTTCATATTCACCTTCATTATAAAACTTCAATTCTTGATTACCTTTCTTTGCCTTTAAAATTGGAGTATTCATAAATCCGATAAATCCTGGAATATGAGTTAGCGAAGCCCACTCATTTTGAAACAAATTAATGCACAATCCTTTAATATGAGAACCATCTAAATCTTGATCAGTCATAAATACTACTTTACTATATCTAAGATTCTTATGAACATCTTCAATTGTGTTATATACCTTTCCTGTTTCTAAACCAAGTATCTTCTTAATTTCAGCTATTTCTTTGTTTTCTGCTACTTTTTTAACTGCTTCACCTCTTACATTCATTACCTTACCTTTAAAAGGATATACACCAATTGTATTTCTGTCTTCCGATGATAATCCAGAAATAACACCGGTTTTTGCTGAATCTCCCTCACAAAAGATAACTGTGCATTCTTCTGATTGTTCTGTTCCTGCCCAATTAGCATCATCTAATTTAGGAATACCACTAACCTTCTTACTCTTGGTTCCATCTGTCTTTTTTGCAGCCTTATTTTCTTTGACTTCAGTGATTGCACATGCTGCATCCATAACACCCATCTTTGCTACTTTCTCAATAAATTTATCACTGACTTCACATTTAGAACCAAACTTAGCCATTGGTGTATTCATAAAATCCTTCGTTTGACTGTCAAAAGCTGGATTCTCAATATCACAACGCAAGAACAAAATTAATTGTTCCTTGATTGAGTTTGGATTAACTTTTACCTTCTTTTTCTTTTCAATAAATTCAGCTAATTTTCTAGTAATTTGATTGAGAATATACTCTACATGTTTACCTCCCTTTGAAGTATAAATACCATTTACAAATGATACTTGAATGAACTCATTTGTAGGAGTTAATGCGACAGCATATTCCCAGCGAGGATTAGCTTCCTCATATACTCTTGGAGCTGCTGATTTTTCTCCAATGTATAAATTAATGTATTGTTCAAAGTTCTTTGTAGGAATAATAGATGAATTGTATTTTACTTTAATTGTTTTATCAGTTACTGCTGAGATATCATAAACTCTTTTCTTAAGTAATGATATTAAATCTGGTGTTAAAGGACATCCGCTTTCAGATAAACTTGTAATTCCTAATCGTTGATAATCTGGTTTGAATGTGATTTTAGTATATGGTTTTGCCTTAGATGCCTTTGTGATCTTTGGTTCACAAATCGTATCCAAATTATCTCTAAATTCTTGTGTATATTTTAATCCACGAATATGATCTACTGTTTCAATTTGTCCATATGTTGACCAAATTAGCACTAACTTGAATCCGAAACCATTCTTTCCACCAACAATTTTCTTTTCTTCCTTATTATAATTTGTGGAAGTTCGTAAATGTCCAAAGATCAATTCAGGAACCCAAGTTTTGTATTCTGGATGCTGAACTACATCAATGCCGTTACCATCATTAATCATAACAATTGTGCCATCTTCTTGAATAGCAATATCAATATAAGTAACAGGCAATGAATTTTCAACATTCGCATCAATCTTGGATTGCATTCGGACAACATGGTCTCTACAATTTACGATACCTTCGTCAAACAGCTTAAATAATCCCGGAATGTAGCTAATATTCTTCTCAATAATTTTATCACTTGCTTCATTCATAATCCACATATCGGCATCTACTGTTTCAACAGATCCGATGTATGTATCAGGATTATCCAAAATATGTTGCTTATCGGTCTTTTGTTGGACGTCAAAGTATAATTGTTCGGTTGTATTATCGTCAGTAGCGCTCATTGTCTCGTATATATACCTTAGACTTTTATGTTTAAATAGTTTCAATTTTATTTATTGTATTGTTACACCTTTGGACATTTCACACGTTAGAAAACGCCGAATAATATATTATGTATTCAAAATGTGATATTTTAGAATTAAGGAAAACAAAAAAGAATTAATTTTTATAGAAAAGAATTGGTTATATGAATCATTTCATCCCTTTGTTCTCTTGTTCTGACAAGATAAACTAACAAATTGTATAGAACATTTAATATACAAAAAGTTATACATAGCACTAACAAAGTTAAAATACCATATGCTAAACTCTGTTGTAACGAATAAGATATCATTATTATTGGTTGTTAAATTGTATTTATATATTTTTGTTTGTTAGTTATTAGATGAACTAACAAAAATATATTAACATTTTCTCATTTTTCTTTTTGGTCGGTGTAATAGATAAGTCAAATCAATTTTTCTTAACTTCGCGAATATCAGCCGCTGATGGTATCATATAACGCCAATCGTCCAAACAAACACAATTTTCTATACGATTTTCTCTTTTTAATTTTTTTTCTGTTTCAACATCCATATTACAGCTTTCTCCATTATACCAACCAGTTTTCCGTGTATGATGTGGTTTATACTCAGGACGTAAATCCCAATTATAATGTATTTCAAATTTGTTATTATTTGTTGATTTATAAAACTTTTCCAGGAGTTCATTACAGTTATTCATTGCTATAATTATTTAATATAGCAATAAGTTTAAATTATTTTATATAACACAATTTATAAACATATAATTGGTCTATATTTATATGGTTTATTTCAATTTGTATTTATAATAATGGTAATCATTTTAAATGAGAAAAGGTGTAAATGTCAAAAGGTGTAAATGTCAAAAGGTGTAAATGTCAAAAGGTGTAAATGTCAAAAGGTGTAAAACGCTACGGGTCGTACAAGATGTTTTTGCCAGATTTATCAATAACTACTTGTTTTGCTACGTTACTGATTATTTTATTTATATTTTTGCTGCTTTCTTCGGCTGACCCGCCAGACATAGAGTTGCTTACAATTTTTAAATATAAGTTATTCTTATTATAATCGGCATTTACGCAATCGGGATATTCATTTCTCCATTCTCTAATATTTTTTATATTTTCATTTGCAATAACTTTAATGGCTTTTGTTAGTATAGGTTTATCATCTTCTTCTTTAGTCCATTCATCATTGTCTTTGATATAAATAACTTCTCTTTTTTGATCAGAGCAATGAATTGGTCTGTTATGAATTTGTAATGTTTTTAAGTTATTTAGAATGATATTTGATATGCCTTCAACGTAACCGAGTCTCCCAGTGGCTTCTAAATCTTCTAGTTGCGGTTTAATAGAACTAACAAAATCATTAATATTCATGGCGTCTTTACAAGTTTCGTTTAAGAAGAATTGTAGATTAAATGTTCCATTTTTGAGAACTTCCATAAGTTGTGAATTCTGTTTAACTAACATCATCATGAGTTCTTTATCAGATAGAAGACTTTCTTTTATATTAGCAGAATTTTCTTCGGCGTCGGAATCTGTGTCACCGCCGCCGCTACTTTCTTTGCCGATTCGTTTGCATTTTTTCTTATGTCTCCATAAACCAGAATTATCCTTATAATTTTTGTTACAAATTGAGCATATAAATGCTGGTGCTGATTTTCGCTGATTTTCGCTGATTTTTTGTTGATTTTCATTGCTTAACATTGCAATCTTATGTTTGTTAGACAATAGGTGATCATTATAATTACATCGTCTACTAGTAGAATAATCACATATTCTACAATGAAATTTAGATATATTTTGTATACATGTAAAATTATTATCTTTATCTGAGTGTATGGGTTTATCTATATCTAATACAGAATATTTATTGTTTGAAATAGGATTAACGACATTTAAAGATGGTTTTAAAAGTTCATAATGCTCTTGTTCTCTAATTCTGGCTTCAGTAACATCTTGACAGCAATATTTTGCTATTTCAACCATATTCCAATTATCCCAGCCTCCATTTTGTCTTATAATATCATATATTTTTAATTTTGAGCTGTTATTACACAATGTCTTATGTTGATATTTTCTTTTAATAAAGTTTGTAGTGTGACCTACATAGATATCGGTTACACTAGAATCATTACAATATATTTTATATATTATAGTATTTGAGTAATCAATAGTATCTTTTGGCATCTATAGTATATTTTAAGATTTTTTTAAGTTAAAATCTCAAAATATGCTTAAAAAATCTATAAAATGCTGAAAAAAGGTTGCTAAAAATTGCTAAATCATTGCTTCTGAAAAAAATGTCCAAAATTTAAAGAAAAAATTATCATCACACTTTTTTTCAACATTTTTTGAAAATGAGAGCATTCTCGTCACAAAGTGACTTCGACGTGTTTTTTTCAAAACTTTTTTGGGATTTTCAATTTTGGACATTTTTAAAAATGTCCATTTTCATTTTTGGCGCCGACTTTTTTCCGAACTTCTTCAAACAATATATATTAATTTTAAAGATACTTAAAGAGCCTTTAAATTAACAAAATCAACAATATATATTATTTTTAAAACAACTTAAAGCGCCTTTAAGTTCAAAATTCAATAATATATATTATTTTGCACACAAAATTCGCAAATTATTTATTATCTTATATTAGATGACTAGATATAATAATAATAGATTTACTCCCGGAAATAAAGGCAACCTAAGACAATTTATACAAAAACAATATATTAGACAATATTATCGCAGCTTTAACACAGCACAAACTTTCGAAAATATTAATAATGCCGATGATATTACTGAAGGAGCATTATGTGGATGTATACAACAACGCGCTAATAATATTAAACAAGGCTGGAATGATCCATCACAAACAGAAAATACCCGTATTGCACAGGCAGTTACCGGAACTTTAGGAGGAAGAATTACATTTGGAAATTCTTATAAACCAGTCACTGTTAATTACCTTGGAGGATGGGAAGGACAACCTGGAGGATTACCAAGACCATTGAGAAACCGATTTTAAACGCGTTTTAAATTTTATTATTTAGACAAATTTCTTTTTTTCTTTTATTATTTTATAATGACTCAAACTATTGGTTCTCGTCGACAAGTTTGGAATGGAACTGCTAAAAGAACATCCGGAGGTCTCACTAAATCTGACCTTATGATGTCTCACGGCCGTATCGTTTCTAAATCTAAACACTTTAGTGCTAAAAAAGAAATGCGACTTTTAAAGTATGGTTATGGAACACAAAAAGGTAAGTTCGGCTATGTCAAAGTTGGCACCAAGAAACATCGCAAGGGACACAAAAAAATGAGAGGTGGACACGCCAGTGTTAATATGGGTCTTTCTCCTGCTGGTGTTGATGGAGAAAGTATCACTGATTACAGCTCTGCCGGATCTGTTGGTGTCCAAGAAGCTGCCGGTATGGCCGGAGGACGCAGACGCCATTCTCGTAGAATGTATGGCGGATCTGGAATGGCACCTATGGGATCAGTTGGTTCTGCCAATTGGGGTGGTGATAATCTTACCGGTAACGGTATTGCCGGCGCAGGTATCACTATGGGTGATGCGGGATCCGCCAATCTTCAAATCTTAGCTGGAATGGCTGGAGGTAAAAGACGCAGAAGAAAAATGAGAGGCGGAACTACCAGCCAACGTTTTCAATTATCACCTGGATCAGTTGGAGTTCAAATGGAGGCAGGATTAGGTAACTAATTTAACCATATAATAATTTAGAAATTTCTATAAATTCTTAAATTATTTTACTTTGTTAACCATTCTGAACTAACAAACTTCTCAAATTTAATAAATTCATGTAACTGATTTGTCAAATATTTCTCAAAAAACTGTTTAGACACTATTAAATTCACTTTTTGTTCTACTACTGATCTAGCAGTTATATAATTTTTATATGATTGATATAAATCATCAAAACTAATTATATCGGCATTTTGATTTAGACCCACATTTACTAAGTTTATTTTGTAATCTTGTAAAAAAACATTAACATCTTGATTTTTACACCATAAATTACATTTAATGTTAGTTATATATTTATTATCAATCACTTCTACTTGAGGAGAAAAATAATGACAAATCATTTTAATCATATTTGTATCACTTAACTGTCCTAACTTTTTGTCATGATTTTTATATAATGTCATCAATTCATCTACCTCATATTCATCATCTACACTTTGATCGTTTGTAATTGTTATATGCTTATCCCAAAAAGCTAAAAATGAACTAACATTCGGTAAATATTTACTTGTTACATGTGTAAAAATAAGATTTGATGAGTCATTTTTATTTGTAATATATGACATTAATAATTCTTGTAATTGTTGCGAATAAATCATATTTGGAATATTTAAACTAGATAAATAAAGTTTCCATATATAATGCATATTTTTCCAAGTTATATTACATTCAGAACTAACAGTCTCATCAATACATTGTTCTTTAAATTCGCACACAATGCTTTGTAATGAGTTTTGAACAAAATACAATACATAATTTTTAATTTCAGCCTCTACTTTTGTATTTAAATAATTATCAGCATTTCCATATCTTTCAGAATAATGGGTTGCCACACAAAATAGATCAATACCAATATTATTCAAAACTTCTTTAACAATATCTGTTGACAATGCGTTAGATGTATCGTTTGTTTTAATCAAACGATATAAATTTAACTTATGACTATCGTGATATTTTGTAATAAAATTGCTCATTATAGAATTACCAGTTGTTACATAAATACAATAAATTATCATTATTTTTTTTAAGAATACAATCGCCAATAATCGTTAAAAAATATTTGGCTTCTGTTTTAGTCTGAAAAATAGTTTGTAGAAATCCAAGAACATTTTGGATAGTATATGTTTCGGGAATAGACTTGAATAAAGATCTCTCTTTAATCTTTTTAATAATATTTTGCTTGGTTTTATGCTTCCATTGTATTAATTTGCCTTCATCTGTAATTGTAGATAATAATTGATAATGAATATCATCATCTTTTATAATTTTATATGTTTTGCCATCATATTCATAATAAATGCTGTTATATGGCATATAAAAATATTGATGTTTTGATAAAAACACTTTGTAAAAATTATCTTGTTCTAATGTTAGTTCATTAAACCTACTAACACGCTCATCATATTTTTTATTTTCTTGTTCTAACGTGTTAGGCAAATTAAATAAATGTGTTTCTAAACGCTGAAGCATATATGGGTTATCTTTATACTTATTATTTAACTCATTTATGAGTTCAGCAATAGTATTTACTTTTTGTTCTTCCATTAATAATTCTTTAAAACCAGTCTTTAAGTTAGTTTTAAATAATATATTATTTTGAAAAAAAATATTTTTACTTTTATTTGTTTCAATACATTAATTTAATGGATTTAACTTTGGAAAAGGCTTGTAACGAAGTAAAAGCCAAAAATAATTTTTATCGTGTGGGAAACCTTTGGCTCTTACTCCGTTTTTTACTTTGTTATAAGTAATGCCAGTCCTCTTTTGCTACCATACAGAACCATAACTTACGACTAGGCCTATATGAAGTTCACCCCAATTATTATTGTATAAATAACATTCGTCAAATTGTTCTTTATGTTTTCCAAATTGCAATATTTCAGGCAAACGGTTTTCATCATATTCACGCTTTAATATTGTTCCACTATGCGTTTTTATTACAACACTATTATGCGAGTATTCATCTAATACTTCTAATACTTTTACGTCTTGTAGTTCCATGTCAAATGTATATCTTATGTAGTTTTTTAAACTATCCTTAAAACTTTCGCTCGGTATAATGCATCTAGTCCTTGACTTAGAATGTCTTATAAATCCGTCTTCTACTATTTTCCAAATCGTATGCTCCATTCCACTTTTTCAAAAAAGTGAAACCAAAAGTTATATTTCAATTTTTTTCACCTTATCAGGGAACCAATGGTTCATAAAAGTCGCCTAGCGGCTTGCCGAACCCCTCTTTATTCTATAACGAAAAAAAGTATTATAAAAAGCGATAAGAATATTATTTTTTATTTAATTTTATTCTTCTTCATCTTCATCTTCTTCTTCTTCATAATATTTAACTGTTGTTTTTTGTTCTTCTTCTTCTTTTGTTTTTTGGTATTTTTTTATTAAACCTTCAAACAATTTCTCATCGCTTATGGATATATCCTTCCATTCGCCATTTATTAATGCGGTTGCATTCCATGGACTCATATCCATATAGCTGTCTTCATAAAATCGTTCCCAAAATTGTTGAATATCTTCTACACTTTTCAATTTCTCTACAATTATATGATCATACGCAAAATCAATTAGATGTTCTAATATAGATGAATGCAAATTCGTTTCATCTACTAAACCATAAATTGTACTTGAATATGGTCTTTTTCTGTCAGGATGTGCTTCAGTAATGACGTATGGAATTTGATTGGTTGCCATTCTACAAGTTGGAATGTATTTTATATTTATTTTTTATTTCAATTTTTTCCAAAGGTGGAGATAAAATATATATTTAAGAAAAAAGAATATAAAGACAAAATTATATATTATATTTATTGCTTCGTTAAACAAAACCAATCAATAATCGCGACATATCACTTGGCAACTTGTATAACAAATTATTTTTATTTTCTTCTGGACAATGATTAGACGCTAACCAAACCAAATATTTTCGCTTTTGCCAGTTTGCTTCTTCTTTTTCTCTAATTCGCCATTTTTTGATTTTTCCTTGTTCATCATATTCTATTACATACAAATATGGTTTCAAACTTTGCAACCATTGTGCTACGTACAAATGACTATTGAAACAAGCACGTCGAAATGCACATTCATCTGACGCTGAAATATTAATTGTTGGTTTAACTTGTAGCAACCATTGTGCCAATTCTAAATGCCCATTGTAAGAAGCAAAACGAAACGCGTATTCCCCATATGCCGAAATATTAATGTCTGGTTTTATTTGGAGTAACCATTGCGCTACATATAAGTGGCCGTTTTTACAAGCAAAACGAAACGCTTCTTCATTATGTACTGAAATATTAATGGTTGGACAAACTTGGAGCAACCACTGTACCACGTGTAAATGTCCATTAAAACAAGCCCAACGAAACGCTTCTTTATCATGTACTGAAATATCAATATTTGGACAAACCTGGAGCAACCATTGTGCCACGTGCAAATGTCCTCTTATACAAACCCAACAAAATGTCCACCCACCAAACACTGAAATGTCAATATTTGGATTTAATTGGAATAATTGCTGTGCTCCAATCAAATTTCCATTTGAACATAAAGCAATAAATTGCTTTTCCATTTGTTAGTTTATACTAACAACCACCTTTTATTTCAATTTTTTATCAAGAAACTACGTCCACCCAACCAACTATGTTTCAAATGGGAAATTATGATTCAAATATATTTAATTATTATATTTTTATATATTAAATACAATAATGTTAAAATCAAAAACACAAAGAAAAACACAAAGAAAAATAAATTTAAGATATTTACCAAAGAGATTAACTGCCAAAGATAAGAAAAAACAATCTCAAATGCTTTTAAAATCCAAAAAATTATATAAACAAGGAAAATATTATACACGCAAATCAGTTAAATCATTTCATTCCAAAACATCTTCACATATTTTAAAAGCAAGAAAAGTATACGGAGTTGAAAAAATTGGAGCAACCGATGAATTAGCTAAAAAATCAGGATGCTCCAAAGATGCTTTAGCAAAAATTATTAATAAAGGCGCTGGAGCATATTATTCATCTGGATCAAGACCAAATCAAACGGCTCAATCATGGGGTGTAGCACGTTTAGCTAGCGCATTAACATCCGGTAAAGCTGGCGCAGTTGATTATAATATATTAAATGAAGGCTGTAAACCAGGTTCAAAGGGATTTCAAGCGGCTCAATTAGCCCGTAAAAAACATGGATATGGAAAACGAAGAGTTCCAAAAGTCAAATTACAATAAATATTTATATACTAATATTTTTGAAACATAAGTATTTAAAGAATTGCGTTTAATTGTAATTATAATGTCTCAATTTATTAATACAAACGCATCCACAAACAATAATGTTTTAACTATCAAAACAGTTCAAATTGCTCCTTTTCGCACTCTTATGACTGCACTTAAGGATATTCTTTTAGAAACCAATATTTCTTTTCAACCAGATGGAATTAGAATTATTAATATGGATAAATCTCATACTATTCTAGTTCACTTATATTTAGCTGCTTCTAATTTTGAATTTTATGAATGTAAAAAAGAGAAAATTATTATTGGTGTTAATATGTTTCATTTATTCAAATTAATTAACTCTATTGATAATGATGATACTTTAACTATTTATATTGAAAATAATGACTATTTTGATGGAATTGTTTCCCATTTAGCGCTCAGATTTGAAAATGGTAGCATTAAACAATGTAAGACACAGAAGCTAAAGTTAATTGAACCTGAACAAGATGAATTAGAAGTTCCAGATGTAAAATTCTCCTCCATTATTAATCTTCCTTCAGCCGATTTTCAAAAGATCATTAGGGATTTATCATGTATTTCTGATAAACTTGAAATTAAATCTGTCGGGAATGAATTAATATTTAAGTGTCAAGGACAATTTGCCTCCGCTGAAATTCATCGCGCCGAAGCTGATGAATCTATGAAATTTATTTTGAAACAAGATTCTTCAAAGGTAATTCAAGGCGAATTTTCTCTTAAAAATCTTGGATATTTTATTAAATGTACAAATTTATGTCCACAAATTGAAGTTTATTTGGAAAATGATCTTCCTTTAGTCGTGAAATATAATGTAGCGAGTCTTGGCGAGATAAAGTTGGGTCTCGTGCCGCTTCCCTCTACCTAGTCGGATTTATCCTACCAATAAAATTTAAACAATACTGCTTAAATACATTTAATTATATATATTAATATATGCCTACCAGATAATACATTAAAACAAGTAGCCGCCATTTTTGAATCTAATAAATGTGTTTTATTAGATACAGAATACAAAAAAATTTTGTCTTTCACTATAAAAGTTATGTAACTATTTTAATTATAAAAAAATATTATAATTATAATATAATGTCTGGCTATTCAAATTATTTAGGTGCTAAAAAATGTTGTGCAACTAATTTAGCAAAAACCGTTACTGGAGCTCAAGGGCCTAAGGGTTCACAAGGAGCGATAGGACATTACGGACAACAAGGATCTACCGGTTCTCAGGGTGCTCAAGGTGTCACAGGTGCTTGCTGTAGAGGTCCTCAAGGGTTTACAGGAGCACAGGGACCTGCTGGTGGAGCACAGGGAGCTACAGGACCACAGGGAGCTATCGGAACACAAGGAGATACAGGAGCACAAGGAGCAACTGGTTCTGGTTTCCAAGGAGCTACAGGAGCACAGGGAGACACAGGAGCACAGGGAGCAACTGGTTCTGGTTTCCAAGGAGCTACGGGAACACAAGGTGCTACAGGAGCACAGGGAGACACAGGAGCACAGGGTGCGACTGGTTCTGGTTTCCAAGGAGCTACAGGAACACAGGGAGCAACGGGTGGTAGTCCGTGGATAAATATGAACGGTACAGGCCCTCAAGGACAGGGATACACTGGTATTGGTGTGACTGGCCAAGATGTGTTAATATATGGAAACTTGTTAGTTACAGGAGCTATTGATCCTACTTCATTATCTTTCTCACAAACAACTGGAGGACCAACAGGTTCTATATGGTATGATACTTCTAACAATATTAGGATGAATAATGTGAAAGTAAATAATACTTTATTATGTGATGCAGGAACTACTGGTAAAACTACTTCTATTAGTGATGGCTCAGTTGTAGTGAATGGTAATGGTTTAACTAATGCTCCTGTTCTAACTTTAAATCAAACTGGAACTGGAACTGGAATACTATATGAAGAAATGTATAATCAACGAACCGCTCAAACTGGCGAGTTTAATAGAATGAGTTTTTATGGTAAAAATAGTTCAGGTGTTAAAACTGAATACGCAAGAATACATCAAAACGCTCCTATTATTGGGGTTGGAAGTGAAAGAGGTAGAATGGATTTAGCAGTTAGAGATGGAGGAGGAATTAGTGATTATATAAGAGTTAATGGATCTACTGCTAATGTTGAAATTTTTAAGAATACTAATTTAAATAATAATTTAGTTTATAATGTTAGTAATATTCAAAACATTAATAGTCTTCTGTATAAACCTACTCAAACTCATATATGTAACTCTATAACTCAAACAATAACTGCACCAAGTGCAACAGGAGAACAAATTTTCGTATTAAGTGAAGGTATAACTAATTTTACATCTTCTTATATTGACCCTGCTACTATTAGTCCTGCTCCTAATCCTGATACTTATTCTGCTACTTATTTTTTAGGAGCAAACTTATTAATTATTGCTGTTGGTAAGTTTTTATATAAATGGGATACTGGAAGTTCAAGTTGGATACAATTTTACGCTTTTGATGCTGTTATTAATTGTATTGTTGAGTTTAATGGTTCTTTATATGTAGGTGGTGATTTTTCACAAGATGTCGGTGGTTCTACTTTTTATAATCATATAGCAAAGTTTGATACTGCTTTAAATCCTTTTCAACTTGTTTGGAATAATAGAAGTAGTGATATTGGATTTAGTGGTAGAGTTTATACACTATGTCCTAATGATATAGGTTCTCCTTGGTTATATGTAGGAGGTGATTTTACTAAAACAGGAACAAGTGGAAGTTATGATTTATTAAGATTTGGTTGTATTGAAACGAATGCTGTTGATTTATATTCTATTGACGATAATAGTGGTGGTATTAATGGGTTTGATAATAATGTAAGAACTATTAGTTGTAGTAGTAATAGAATATTTATTGGAGGTGATTTTACAACTCAATATGCTTCAATAAGCGGAACTCAAAATACTTATAATATTCAGTATGGTTGTATATGGACTTCTAATGATTATCAATCTCTTAATTCACCAGAGTTTGAAAATATTGGGTCTTCACCTTCTTCAATTAATAGTAATATTCTTACTTCTGTTAAAGATCCTGTTAATCCATATTTTCATTTTGGAGGTCAATTTGTTCTTCTTGATGGATTATTTAGTTATATTGGTTATTGTGATGTTACTACGCCTTCTACAATAGGAAGTTATAATACTTTTAATGATATTTGTTATTCTATTAAAACTTATAGTGGTGGAAATAATTTTATATATGCAAAAGAGGGTAATACAACAGGTAATCTTTATTTAGTAGCACAAAATCAAATAATATCTCCTTCTACTCCTAATGGAATAATGACTGGTTGTTATGATAATAATACTGGATTATTTACATTCTTTTTCAGTAATCAAGATATAATAACATCGTTTAATCCTACATTAAATACAAAAATTGACCTTACGAGTTTAGGTATTGGGGTTTTAAGTGGTGGGACTATTTATACTAATTATATTGAATTGAATGGTTCAGGTTCTTACTTTACTGGCGTTGGAGCAATAACAAGTAATTTAAGTCCTCCTACTATATTTGCTATTACTTCAAGTTATGCAACATCATTTAGTTTTTATAAAGTTTTATTTGTTATAAATGTTTATTTGTTATAAAGGTTTATTTGTTATAACATTTTCTAAAGGTATATATAATGGCTTTTACTAGATTTCACGATGATGATGCAAGAATAATAAAACAGTTACAGCAACAAACTGACCAAGAGAGATGGTATTTAGATGTACCTGGCAATGGTGATAAACCATGTTTTATGTTAGATCCTCAAATAATTCCTCAGAAATGGGGAGGTAATTTATGGACACATTCAATAGATATCCAAAGTTCACTTTTAGGAATAGACAGACAACTAACAAGAGATTGTGTAAATCAAGAAAAATTTAAGCGTCAAACAGTATACGCATCACCAATAGATTATCCTACATGCGATACATTTTTAACAACAGAACAATCAAGAGCAATAATGCCAGCATGGACAGCAAGAGATTTACAACAAAACCACGCCTATATTTTACCGAATAATCCACAGGCACATACAGAGATGCCTTTTCAAAATTATGCGAGTACAAGAATTTTAGAAAAGGATCATTTTAAGAGAGAATATCAATGTGTTCCAGAAAATAATCAATTCTATACAGTTCCAACAAATGTGTATAATAGTCAATATAAAGGCAAGAATGTAATAGGAACTAGTGTTTGTAGAAGTGATTGTAACAGGATGTAATAAAACATTTTAGATATTAAATTATTTATAAAATGTTTTGTATATATATTATAATATGGAATTAGCTATACCATTAGTTGCATTAGGTGGAATGTATGTTATTTCAAATCAAAACAAAGAAGGTCTAACAAAAAAGTCCAATATGGGAAAAGAAACCTTTAACAATATGGGGATTAGAACTAACTTACAAGAAAAACTACCTGAATCTAAATTTAGTAATTATCTTCCTAACACAAACGTTGCTCCACAAAATTATCCAATTATGAATAATAAAGAGCTTATTGATACTGTTCAGGAATATCCTAATCCAAATAAAGCTACCGATAAGTACTTTAATCAAAATATATATGAAAAAAAGGAGCGTGCAGGCGTTCCTATTAGCAATAATATTCAACAAATATATTCTTTATCAGGTGACTATATGGATTCCAAAATGTTTACCCATAACAATATGGTTCCATTTAATGGAGGAAAACCAAAAGGTCAAATTTATAATAACAATAACGCCGAAACTATTTTAGACAATTATGTTGGAAACGGATCCCAAGTTATTAAGAAAATTGAACAAGCACCATTATTTAAACCTCAAGAAAATGTCCAATGGACATATGGTATGCCAGATATGAGCGATTTTTATCAATCTCGTCAAAATCCTGTTAATAGAAACAATATGGTTAAACCATTTGAATCTATTCGTGTAGGACCTGGTTTAGATAAGGGCTACAGTGCTGATGGAAGTCATGGATTCAACGCTGGTATGGAAGCACGTGATAAATGGTTACCCAAGACTGTTGATGAGGTGCGCGTTGCCACCAATCCAAAACAAGAATA